CGGTGGCCTTTTGAACGGTTGCTGTTTCTGCTTTCTCTCTATTAAACTTTGCTAATTCACCTCTGGCAAATGCTTCAGTTTCGGCATCGTCTGTTTCTTCACGTATCTTACTGTAAGGTTTTGCTTTTGGTTTCTTAAAAAGTTTTTCTTTAGGGGCTTCAGTTTTTTGTAAAACTGGAGCTTCCGTTTCTTTGTTTTCCATTATTTTTCCTCTTAGGTTGAGTGCCTTATGGATAAGGGTAGCTCACTTCCATAATTTGTGGGTTGGTATTAAACTAAATCTTGACTTATATCTACATCTGAATCATCTTGTTCAGCTAGATTAGGTCCAGACATCATTCCTGATGTTTCTTGATTAGTCATACTACCAAGTGGCACAGTTGTGTTATCCATCTGTGTGTTGGATAAATCTGATACAAAGCTTTGAACAGCTTCATCTTCACTATTTCCACCATACATTCTTGTTGCATAATTTACTACAACAGAACGTGGTAGAACTATGTTTTCTTCACCAGTTCCTGCTTGAGCCAAAAATGGTCCAAACTTTGGAACGAGTTTTCGTAAAACATTAACAACAGATGGAGATAAAACTGGGCTTAACACAGCCATATCTTCATCGGTTATTGCGTTTGATCTTCCTTTTTGAGCAATAGTGGTTTGATCAGTTTTTACAGGTTGTTCAACTCTTCCTTTTTGTTGTATAGGTTCTTTAGGTGGAGTTAAATTACTCATATTAGGAGCTTGAACATTAGTTCCTCCTTGATTCATTAATCCTGTTGTTGTTACCTGTCCTCTATAATCTATTGCCATAATTTTTCTATTTAAAAAGGTGAACCTGGTGCATCACTTGGTGATTGTCCTTTACCCATACCACCAGTATTACCTTGATTACCACCATTTCCATGTGGTCTAGCTGGAGATGAATAAGTTTTTGTTGGTTTTGATTTAGTTTCAGCTGGTGCTTTATCAGCACTTCCTGATGAATCTATATTATAACTTTTATTTTCAATTCCTGAATCTTTTTCTTCTTTCCAATCAGCTCTTATTTTATTTCGTGCTTTTTTTCTTTCAATTGGATCTATTATATTATCTGCTACTTTAAGCATATTATGTCTTCTAGAATTAGTTCCTATTTTATTATAATTTCCTGACATTGAAACAATATTAAAACCAGCATCATCTTTTCGTGGATCACCTGTTGGATTCATATCCGTAGCTCCAGTTGAACCATATCTTCTCATAAGATTAATTTCAGTATTATACAAACCAGGAATATTTCTAAAAGATTTATTAGCACCAGGTCTTAAAACTCTATTAGCAGCTTGTAAAAAAGTCATTCCTGGAATAAAAGGAATAGGTCTATCTAATAAACTTCTTGCTCTTGTTTTTATTGCAGAACCAAAATCACTAATTGTTTGTCTAAATTTTCCTGGTTGCTCTGTTTCTCCTGCTAAAGCTCGATCCACATTTTCCCATTCTCTGTTTGTTTGACCAGTTAAATCAGCAAATTGATGTCTTAATCTATCTCCTAAAGGTGGTTTTTGACCACTCATAGCTTTATCAAGTGGATCAAAAAATCCTGTTAATTCTGTTACAGGTTGGTTTTCTTGAACTCCGCTAAAAATATTTGTATTATCCGAACCTTCTGCATCTTGTTGTTTTAACCACCATGGTCTTACATCTCCAAATGCTTCTGTAGTTTGCATTTCTGTAGTTTTATTTGAATCTTCTGAAGTGAGAAGTTGTTGAGGTGCAATCTCTTCAGGTAAAGAAGTAAAAGTATAATTTACTCCTGTATAATTATGATCTTGATCAGCAATGGAATACTTTCCAGTTGCTTCATCATACTGTAAAACTTTTTTAACAGACCCATAACGATTTGGGTTCCAACTTACTTTAGCTGCCATATTATTTTAATTTATCCTTTTTACTTTTTTTAAGAGCGTCTTCTAGTGTCAGGAGTTGCCTGACTAAAGCCATCTTCCCCTGGCAACGGAACATTACCTGTTCCGATGTTGCCACCTCCAGCTCCTGTATTATCTGTAGACGAAGCTCCTGTAGGTGCTGGCATAGAAGGTCCCATTTGGGCTTGTCCTCCAGCAGCGGCTGTATTATTTTGATTTCCATTTGCCATTCCCATTATTTGTGCAAAGATTGCTGCTCTATCAGGATCATTGATAACTTGTTCAGGATCAATGTCTAATGACTTAGCAACTTCTTTTAGTATTGTATGCCATTTAACAAAAGGTGCTAATGAAGGATTAGCAGCTGTTTGCATAAAGGTCATAAGTCTTTGTGATCTAACTTCTTTTTGCATTAGAGAAGATGTTCCCTGTGCTTTAATTTCAAGATCACCTTTAATTTCAGGTCTATCAGTATTAAATTGCATGTTCCAATAAAATAATGTTTTACCTAAGGGTTTTAGTAAATAGTCATCAATATTCTTAATAACTGTTTTTATATTTAATGCTGCAGCTCCCATTAACATTGACATGCCTGATGCAGTTCGTGTTGTTGATTGGACTCCTGTTGTTCCATGAGAGTAGGAAGGTATACCTGTAGATTCATCTGCAAGTTGTCTAAAGCGGTCAAACATCATCATATTTTCAGTTGTTGTACTTGGAAATTTTAATCCATGTACTGCTTGACCAGGCTGTCCACTTTGCCTTCTAAATATTTTACCAGGAAATACTTTCATATCTTGACCTGGTACTAATAAAGTTTCATCAATATCAAATACTAAATTACCTGATAGAGCCAAATTATCAATTGCCATTCTTGCATGGCCATTCATAATTTGTTGAGAATCACTCATATTTTCTGGAATGCCAATTCCAAAAAATTGATATGGATTTACTTCATATGGACAAACCATATAAGGAAGTCTTGTTGGTGTAAAAGGATTAGCAACACATCTTAAAACTTTATTACCACATATCCATGCATTAACAGAAACAACATCTAATGCATCTTCATGTTCAAATCCTATTTCTTTTGCAATATTTTTACTTAATAATCCCCAATATTCAAAAACCTCAAATCTATTTTTATATAAAGATTCAATATTTTCTCTGTCATATAAACTAGATTCATATCCACGTGTTTGATAATTAGGTCCCATTTCTAAACAAGCTTTAATTGCTTCTTCATTAAATAATGGACGTTTAAGTAAATTTGCAAATTGTTGTCTATTAAAAGAATGACGTTGAATAACATATTCACTATCTTCCATATTTGTTGCATTAGGATCAGAATAGAAATCCCAACAGGATACTGCTTCTAATTTAGGAACAGTTTTAATTTTAGCCATATAGACTTCTTCACCTGTTTCTTCGTCACTATCCCATTTGTGATATGCTTTATCTTCGCTAAAAGGTCCTTTTAAAATACCTGTTCCCAATAAACACATTTCAAAAAAGACATGTCTAAGAATTTTAACAGCTTCTGTTTCATCCAATTGATCATGAATTACTTTTTGTAATTTTTCTGCTGCAAGTCTTGCTGGTTCAATTTGAGGCATTGATCGGCTATCAGGTGATGGACCTTCTTCTAAACCTGCTTCTTCATATCTTTGTGCAAGATTTTCCATAAGCATATCTGCTGTTGCTCCTTTTGGAATTTCTTGACCATCTCCAGGAAAACCATATGGATTTTGTAATTCACCATTTGCAGCACCATTAAGTTGTTGCATTTGTTGTGGTTTTAAATGAGCATATTCTGCCATTTCTTCAGGAATAGGTGTAGGTTCTACACCAATAGGAAATTTTCCTGAACCAAACAAAACTTCTATAATTTGACCAAAGGATGCTAAGACTTTTGTTTTTGTAACTTTAACAAATACTTTAGATTTTTCATTATCTCTAAAAGCTGTTTCAGGACCATAAAGTCCACGATAATTACGATAAGCCCTTAGCCATCTTTTCTCATCATAAATACGAGAAGTTTCTGCTTGCTGAAATCTACTTTGAATAAAACCTACTAAAGGATTATGCTCTTCTGTGTATGGTTTTTTTGCCATTAATTAAGCCTATTAGTAATCTCTCTTTTCAGCCATTTTAAAAATAGATGCATCAACTTTTTCTTTTTTGCCTAGTGCATGATCTGGTCCTAAAGTTCCTTGTTTAACTTTAGCATTTGGATCTATAGCTAATTTTTCATTAGCTGTTTTAGCAACGTCTGGTGAAAGTTCTCCTTGTGCGTATCTTTTTTTTATGTCCATGTGTTTCTCCTTATCTGTTATCTGTATAGCCTTTAAATTTTTTATCATTAGATGGTCTTAGTTTATCATAAACTACTTTCATTCCACCCATAATATTTTTGGCTTTTGCTTTATATTTATTTGTAACTATTGCACCAGCTTCTTTAACTGCTGTTAGTGCAGGGTGTTCATATTTTTTTTGTAAATCTTTTCTAGTAAAATCAAAAGATTCTCTTTCTAAAAAAGGTTTCATTTTTTTTAAAGTTTCAATTGATTCTTTTTTAGTTCTATCAGCCATTAGTAATCCTTTTCGTCAGCTTGCTTAAATAATGAATCTTGCACATGTTCTTTACCAGCTTTTGTTGGATAATCAATATCCTTTAAAGCAGTTTCAGATTCACCTTTACGAGGTGCAACTTTATTAAAATCAATATTTTTAGCTTCCTGATTTGGCTGTTTGCCATCAGGTGCTGTACCAAGATCTCCTTGATTTATTTTTGCTCTCGGGTCAAATTTAGTTTCCATAATTGTTTCCTATATTTTTATTTTTTTAATTGACAGTACATTTTTTGTTGGTATGGTTGTGTACGATCCACCCTGTTTGATTTCTTTATTATCTTCGAAACTATAATCTGCCATAACTATAGTAACTTTATCATCATTTTTAACAAGCCATCCAACACTACAGCAAACTGCTGTTTTAGCTTTTTTAATATCAATAATATCAGCCCAACTTGATTCACTGACAATATCTTCCCAGTAACAAATAACTAATTTATACGGAAAGTTCTTTTTATTTATTTTTGGTAATTTTATCTTTGTCCCCATTAATATCCAAACATTTTATCTGAAGGAGTAAATTGTGTTAGGGGTGTTCTATTAAATCTTTGAGCATAACTTGTATGTGTTGGTCTACTCATACATCCATATCTTAAAGCATCATAGGCGTGATCTTCTGCATGCGTATTAATATCTTCAGGATTATTATCATCTAAAGGTAGAAGAGGAAAAGTTCTAATTAAGTTTCTACAAGTTGAAAAGATTCTAAGTCCTGGTTCTTTTTTTTCAGTATCACTTACTTTTAATCTTTTATGAATTTCTAACTTACCACTTATTCTACTTTTAGGTGTACGATCTGAAGGTCTCCAACGACAGCCTTGCTGTATCATAGTTTCTGCAATACTTGGACCTATATCTCCTCGTTTTGCCCATGTACTAGCATCTAAAACACCATAACGTATATATTCTCCGTGCTCTAGTTCAAGGACTTTTCGTGCAAATACATCAGCCGTAATTTTTTTGGTATATAATTCTCGATATATCCATAGGTTATTATCATAATCAATAGCAAACCAAAGAACACAAGCAGGAGAACTGTAGCCCCAATCGGCAGAACGAAATTTCTGCCAACCTTTAGGAATCTCGAAAGGATCCACCACGTGAGTTGTTTTATTAAATTCAGGAAACGCAGAATCTTCAAATGCATCCCAATCCCCCTCTAAAAATTGTTTACGTTGTATCTCAGGTAAG